TATTACATAATCTCGTTCTTTTGCAAAGTGTTCTAAATAACTTAAAAGTCCAACATACAACTCTTTTGTGAACATTGAAAATAGTCTAACTTTTCCATCCCACATACGAGACTTATAGAGAGGATGAAACTTAGCACCAGGAACTTCAAACGAAAAATGGTCGTTTAATTCTTGTGCTAATGAAGGTTCACAATCTACTCTAAGATGTACTTCATTTAATTTAGATACGTAAAGATCAGCCATTACATCATGCCGTTAGTAAACTTATTCCATTCAATAGCATTTTTAATATCCCAAGTACGACTATTCAAAGAACGGATGATTTGTTCTAATTGATACAATACTGTTTTAAAATATTCTACCTTATCCTGTAGTAAAATAAGATCATTATCTACAGTTAGAAATTCATCCATCTCGTTCTTTAGGGGTTTATTTCCTTGCCATTGTTCCCAACCTTCATCGTCCAATTCTTGCTTAGTCATTTCGCCGCGATAATACTTATATTTCTTACGACGGCAATTTAAATAATCGGATTCGGTTTTACGAAGATTAAGACGAGTGGACGATAGATAATTTAAATACTTGGCGTGAAGGGTAGGAGTTCTAGCCGATTCACGTCCAAGATTCATTTCATCAATTTTACAATCATCCTTCCAGGAATCTTGTAGATCTGATAATTTCATAATATATTATTTAAATTAACCTATTTGAATAATTTGCTGAGGATTACCTTGGAAATTAAACGAACCATAGTGATTCAATGAGATTGAAGGATCAAGCCAAATTTCGCCACCGATGTCTTGCCATCTGCGACTAAAGGTATAATCTTCAGACAAATAACGCTTATCCTTCGGATCAATCATTGTATCAAAGAATGCGTAGAAATGAGGATTCAACTCTGGAGGAGTATTCAAATCATTGTTATATTTCAATTCAGGATACTTCTCAATCATCTTCTGAATTACTTCACGCTTAATCATCATGAAGCCTGTTGCGCCGTCATGCAAACGAATTAGACCATTCTCGATTGCAATTTGTTTTGCTTCACGATTTATGAATTTAAAGTTAATGGCATAATCGCTACCGAATGATGCAATTGCTTTGTCGTCAAAAGGCTGATCTGTTTGTTTAACACTTTCACGAATACGTTGCCAATTAACACCCTTCTTAGGATATGCACCTACTGCAACTTCCTTATTATGTGCAATTAATTTAATTACATCTTCAACTTGGAATTCAATGTCCGCATCAATAAACATTAAACGGGTAAAGTCGCTTTGTAGGAAATAAGCAACCAATACGTTACGAGCACGAGTAACAAGAGACTCATTTGCAATTGTACCAAATGCAATTGGAATTTGATGTTGATTGCAGAATGTTAACAAACGAATTGTTGATCTAAAATATGCCTCAGTCAATTGTCCGCCATAGCAAGGAGTTGCAATAAAGATTTTTTCTTTTCGCAAATCCTCAAGTTTAACTTCTAATTTTTGTTGACCAGGTGCCGCAGGAGTTTCTGCGGTTGGCGTACCAGGTACCTTCGGCAAAGAAGGAATTTTAGGTAGGGCCATAGGTTTAATTACTTTTTTATTTTTATCCATAATAACTCCAAGTTATATTATAAGGGTTCTACTTCGAAAATAGTATATTTGAACGATGCTATCGCTGTAAAATATTCTACGCTTTGTGACGCAATGTCAAAATCAAGGGCCTGTAATGATATAGGGAAAAGATTTTTAAATATTATATTTACTTTAGGGTTATTTGTCGAGTCTAAAATAGTCAATAATCCATCCGAGTAAGCCAAAATATCAGACTTTCCATTTGTTTTTGTTACAAAAGGAAAACTGCTTGGTCTGTTTTTCGCAAAGGTTGAGAATTGATTATAATTGTCTGGGAACCCAAGAGCAATAAGCCAACGATATAATTCAATGTAATTGGACATATCTTCTGCTATCAAAAATCTAATAGTAAAATCCCCGAAATTTATTTTATCTCCTATTGTAGGAACATCAACAAACGGGGTAGGTTGTATTGCAAACCCTAATTGTAAATCAGGGAGATTTGCAGATTGACAAGTAAACGATGTAGTGGGCAAATCTTTAATACTAAATTTGAAAGCGTTTGGTCGTAAGAAATCGTATGTTTTGGATAACGAACTAACAGAACTTTCTTGTATTAAATTAATATTTTGTGTGAATGCCATTTTAAACCTTTTACTCTACATTATATTTATAGCCTGTGCAAAGACAAAAAAGGGGGAATTGCTTCCCCCTTAAAGTCCGATCTTAATGTCGGTTGATTACATTAGGTTGATAACCTTAGTCTTACGATAGTACTGGTTACGTCCTGCGGTAAATCTGTCAGCATCTGCGTCTGATAAAGAGTCGCTAGATGTAACGTATGGGTTAGCAATCAAACCATAACGTGTCTTGAAGCCAATCTTTGGCTGGAAGCTGTTAGGATCAATTGCACGAACCATTTGTAGAGGTACATATGGGCAATAGAACATACCTGCGTCATAAGGAGAAGAACCCTTATAACCAACCATGTAGAACTGATTAGCAGCTCCTAGGTTTGCAGAATATGGATCAATATAAACACGGAAGCGACCATTTAGAACGCCTGCGAATGTATTGCCTGTATCGTCTACATTCAAGTTTGTAGAAAGAGCTGGGGTATAGTCTAGAACACCAGACATAGCTAATGCACTTGCAACGTCTGCAGAGCAAACGATGAAGTTACCTTTTCCTCTTCTTGTGTCTTGTGCAATGTGGTTAGCATCACGTTCAATATTGAACAATAGACCTTTGAAGCGTTCTACAGACCAACGACCATTGGAGTCAACGTCTAAGTCGAATGTACCAGCGGTTGCGGTTGAAGGTGAACCATTCTTAGCAACTTTGTAGATTGTACGAACAACTTCGCGATTGATCTCAAACATGAATTCTTGAGATAGAATATTTGATAATTCTGCCTCTGCGTCAAGACCGTGAATTGCTTTCAAGTCTTGTGCCAATTCAACAGTGTATTCTGCCTTCAATGCTCTGCTCTTAGCAGTAACTGTTGTCTTGTCAATTGAGAATGACATTTCACCAAAATTCTCTTGAGCTTCCATTGAAGCTGTCATTGTAGCATTACCAGTGTTGTATGTTCCAAATACTGGGTTGTTACCTGTAGCATCTTGCATTGAGCTTGAGAATGAAGTATTTGCTTCATTGTACAATGCTTCACGACGTGTTGAGGTGTTGTTACGCTCTGAACCATACATTGATCTCATTGCGAAGATCAAGCCTGTTGGGCCAGTCATAGGTTGTACACCGCAAATGTCATATGCCATTAGGTTAGGCATTGCACGACGTACTAGACCAATCATGATTGGATCGTACTTGTCAATACCGCTTGTGGCTTGAATGTTGTTTGCAGGTGTTTCGAAAAGTGCTTGACGCTCTTCTCTCAAAGATCTTTCCTGATTTTCAAGCAACACTGCTGTTACTTGACGCTTATATGAATCTTTAATAGGAGCTAGATCGGGATGATCTAAAATTGCTGCCCATTTTTGTTGTGCATTTTCTGATAAAAACATTTAATGTCTCCTTGTTTAAATTTGGATAACTTATTACTTATTTATAAGTTATTGTCTTTTGATTGTTCTTGATAAGGCCTGTGCATAAGATGAAACAACATCGCTGCCTGAATATTCAGGTTGTGTGCCAGTTTCTTCTATTAGAGCTTGCTTAGCTGTTTCTTTAACAACTGATTCGCGAGGGAAATAATTTTCCTTGATAACGGAAACTTTTTCCTTGTAGATATCGGAATTATCGAACTCTACACCTTCTAGAAGTTTTGTTAATTTGTTTACTTCAGTATCTGCTAGATCTTTAGTCATTTCTTTAATGATAAGTTTCTTTTTAAGATCTGTTACTTCAGTATTCAAACCAATATTATTTGCCAACTGACTATTTAGATTTTCTTCCAACTCTGTTACTTTACCTTGTAAATCACCTATTACATCATATTTTTCTTCAGGCACTTCAATGTAATGTTCTTTGAAGAGAGCCTTAAGTCCCGACATAAAATCTTCTGCGATTTCTGTACGAAGACCATTTTCTATCGCTAATTTATTTTCTTCCATCCAATTCTCAACTACATAGTTAAGATATGAATCGATTTTTTCTACTACGCCTTCCTTATATACATCAAATTCTTCTGCATATTTTTCTTCTAAGGAAGCTGCTACTTTTTCCATTTCGTTATTTACGCGAGCAATAACTGCTGCTTCAAAAATGGCTGTAGCTTTTTCTCTGAATTCTTCTGATAGGCCTTCACCGAAGATTGGAGATAAATCAATTGGCTCAACAACTGTTTCTTGAGCTTCAATTGTTTCTTCTTCGGTTTCTTCCTCTTCCGAAACAACTTCTAGATTTTCATCTGATTCTGTTTCTTCACCGTGTTGCATATGATTACCGGTGTTCTGAGGGATAGAAGACAAACTCTGTACAGTGGTGAAATTAGGTGCATCGCCTACAGGGCCCTTCATTGCAATAGTATTTTTAGAAATACCTTTTGCAGTAATAGATCCTTGGTTAGCATCTTTTTCATCACGGTCTTCGTGACTTGCTTCTTGAGAGTCGCCTTGCTTGGGATTGCCACTATCGCCAGCATTGGCAGGTTTGATTGTGGAATCTTTTGGCTTTGTCGGTACCATAGGCCCAGCTTCTTCATTTAAAGAAGAAGCTTTAGCTGTTACGCGTTCTAGCAATTCCTTAACTTTACTTTCTACTGACATTAGTGTCTCCTAAATGTATGAATATACTCAATCAATATTTATAATTCTAGTTACCTAGACAATTGATTTACGAATTGTTCAAATATTTTTAATTTAACTTCGTCCAATTCCTTGGCAGAAGCCTTCTTAATTGTTTTTTGTGCAGCCTCAATTTGTGTTGCTTTCCAAATACCATTCTCACAAATCCATTCTACATTTTCCATAATACCTTGCACAAAGGCATCCGGCGCAGAAGGATCAGCAACAATATCTACGGTTGCTAGATGAAAGTCATCTTGCACTTCGTTGATTCCGTTTGAGTTCATTTTTAACGATCCTAGACCTCTAGTTGATACGCCTAAACGAACTTCATTTTCTATTAAGTTTTTAGCAATAATTCCCATTGGCGTATCTAAGATTTTAGCTTTGCCGTATACATCATTACCTTCCATTTTTAGGCCGGTAATTAGATGGGAAACTTGATGTAAATTAATCGAAGGATTTTCAGGATGTCCTAATTCTCCCAATGAACGTTTTTCGCCGATAAGTGATTGGTACTTAGTTACTTCGCGTTCCATTATACCTTTACCGTAAGAACGGTTATTTCTATTTGGTTTTTCTGCTTGTGCAAAAATACCTTCGATAAAAATGTTCTTACCACCACCTTGTTTCTCTTCTACAAGGTATTTTAAATCTTGTGCAACTTCTTTAATTAATCTCATTAAAATTCCTTACTTCTTAGTTTGTTGGTCTGGCTCAATAAAACCAGCAGGCTTTGAAATAGTAAAATATACTAAAGAATTCGCCGGCATTGCAACAAATATATTAGCGTTATTATTAGCTGTATCTGAGAATCCCATTGTTTGAGTCATAGACCAGTTATCATTTCCATTAAGATATAGTATTGCTGTACCGCCGCGAGAAACAACAATAGGAATAGAGCCAGGAGTAGACCACATTACACCAGTAATATTCATTTGGACATTTGGTTGATCTATAGTTTCATCGGCAATAGCAAGATCTGCACTTGTAATATTTGCTTGACCATCACCAACTATTTTTACAACTGCTTGTTGTCTAACTTTTTTAAGTATTGTTCTTATTGTTGCCATGTCTTCCTCTTATTTGCTTAAACGGTTGATTGCTTTATCAACACCAGCAATACGTTTATTGGCCTTAGTTAAGAAAGTCTTTCTTTCTTTAGATCCTGGCGCTGCACCTCCAGCTTGATGTGCGTTAATTGCAATACCGGACATTCCGGATGTTGCTTTCTTGACGTATGATCCAAGAGTTGATTTTTTTAATTCATCAATCTGTTCTGTTTCTTCAGTTTTCAACTTAACAGGTTTTGCAGGTTTTGTTGACGTATTAGTATTAGAATTAGTAGTGCTAGAACTACCGGTAGTTTGTATTGATTTAGGAACAGTATTTTGTACTATAGGTTTAGCAACATCCGATGCTAAAGATCTGCCCGCAGAAGCTACAGTTTTTACTGCCCCGCCTACTGCTTTTCCAATTGCTCCTAGAATTCCTTCATCTTGTTGTTCAACTTCTTCATTACGAGATTTTCCCTTAGCAGCATAAGAAGCAGCCAACGCCATTTGAATACGTTTAGCTTTAGATTTGCCTGCAAATTTTGGATTGTCAGAATGTACAAAGTCGTGAATGTACGTTCCGGCAGGATCAGATGCCTTTAGCTTTTCTTCTAAATACTGTTCTCTAAGCTCGTTAAACTTCTTCATGTTCTTTTTCTGTTCCTATAGAAGTTGCAACTTCCTGTTTCTTTGCTTCTAACGCATCCGACACTTTACTTGCAATGATTTCATTAAATTTTTCAACAGCATCTGACTGTTGATTATTAATGATGCTGTCTACCATAGATTGTATAACTGTTGATTCCATAACTTCTCCTATAATCATTATTTATTTATTGCTGAGGTTCCTGCCCAGGAGGCAATTGACCAGGCGGCATGCCAGGCATTCCTATCGGTGGCGGTGGAGGTTCTGTCTCTATTTGAGCTTTCATCTCCTTCATTTCTTTATCCGACATTCTCAAAATATTTTTCATAACATATGCTTGGCTATAATATGCGCCAACAAAAGGTTGAATTTGATTCAACAGATCAATTCTGTTTCTCAAATTCTCAGCATTTTTCATTTCTTCAAAATACTGATCCTGAGCATATCGATAATCTATTTCATTCTTTATTGAGTTCCAATCTTTTTCTGTTAAAACACCCTTTAACAACAACTGAGTTTTTAACAAATCATTGAATAGCTCATTAAATTTTACTCTGAGTCTGCCGACAAATTTAGCAAATTTTAATTCATCTCTAGTAATCTCTGTTGCTCTGCCAAACGATATACCTGTTTGGGGTTGCATTCTTGATAACGGAACATTTAATGCCTGATATAATTTAGTTTGAAAATAATTAATATCGTCAATCTGACCTAAGTTTTCGCCGCCAGGCAATGTAGTAATTTCTGTACCTCTGCCGCCTTCTCTTCTAGGCAACCAAAAATCTTCCAACATAGACATAAATTTACGATCGTCTCTAACTTCTCCAGTACTGGAATCATAAACAATCTTATTTCTATAGCGAGCCATAATATCTTTTAAATATTGCTCTGCTTTCAATTTTGGTAAATTGCCCACATCTATATAAAATATTCTTCTCTCAGGTGCTCTTGCCAATCTGTAAATAACTAAAGAATCTTCCATCATCTTTAATTGATTCACAGGTTTAATTGCTTTATGCAATTGACCTAAAACTACATTCTTATCCAAATCCATTATACCCGAAGGTACAAATGTAATAGCATCTAAAGAAATTCTTATGCCCTGATTCGCAGCATGTGTAGTAAATCCTGGATTATAAGTGATACCTTTTTCATTGTATAAGAAATACTCTTCAACAGACTTAATAATCTCTACGCCACTATCTTTATCTTTTTCTTTCTTAACTTCACGTATCTTCTTTATTTTCCTTGGATCTAACACTATCGTCTCTAAAATACCACGTTTAGGATTTTTAGTATCTACGATCTTTTGAAAGTATAATCTACCATCTATGTACCATCTTTTAAAATAATCAAATCCTTTGGTATCAAATTCAATCATTTTCATCAATGCAGTAAATTCATCAAGGATAGTATCTTTAATATCGTCAGGAATATCTAATCTATCTAAATTAATTTGTACTACAGCCTCATCGTCTATAGCAGCAATTGCTTCAGTTAATATTTCATCTATTGCTGCAGATGTATCTGAATACATTGCACATTCGCGATATCTGGTAATAAGATCATATTCAGATTTTGCGGTTGCATCTAAATCAACATACGTTCCAAAATATCCACCCGCTTGTACAGTGGATGCTCCATCGTCAGCAACAGGCGTGGCAAACCCCTGTAGTTTTCTGTCTATAGGAGGTTCTTCATCCTCTCTACCAATAGTAAAGCCAAATAGTTTAATTGCCATAATTTAATTCACTTTTTAAAATTAACCTAATGATGTTAATGCGTCGACCAATTGTTGTGCTGGATTATTAGAGAATTCAAAAGATTGATACTGGAATGATACACCAAATGTCGACAACTGATCGTTGGATCCAAAATCTAACGCAACTGCTCCCAAGTCTACAGGGAAGGCTCCTAATAATTTATATTGTTTTAGAACTGCGCCATTACGATCCAATTGGGAAACAAACATATCTGTTTGATATGTGGCTGGTTGTAAAGCACCTGTCTTGTTAGCAAGATCTTCTATTCCGTTCATCCATTGTTCAATGGCTGTTCTAATAGTAAATCCTGAGTCGTTTAGAACTGTACAGTTAAATGGAGCAAACTCTCTGTCGCCTGCCATTTTAACTAATCGTCCGCGATAATAAACTGGAGCAACCCCGATGGTTTGTCCTGGTAATTCCGCAACACTAACTAAAAAGGGCGCCTTTGCAAGAGCAGCAGTTCTTCCCGAAACATAGTTAGGGAAGGTCATTTGAACTGCAAACTGATTCGGTCTTGCGCCGCCGTTTGTAAGTTCTGCTTTAAATCGTTCTACATTAAATGGTATTGCCATTTTTATTATTCTCCTGTTATGCGCCTACTTCTTCGAAAGATACGCCAGTTCTTGTAGCTATAAAGTTCAACTGGATAAAGTTAATCGATCTTGCAGGCTTGATGTAAATATCTGCAACAAATTGATTTCCATCAATTACAGAAGCTGGGTTGTTTGTTTCGTCGCAAACAACTTTAAAGTCTGTAATACCTCTGCGACCTTGTACATCTCTTAAGAATGGTTCTACAAGGTTTCTAAATTGTCCGCGAGTAAATGGATCATTAAATTCAAATAACTGGAATTTAGATGCTGTAGAAATTGCTTTTTCAAGAACAATAAACAATCTACGTACGTTAATACGATCAAATGCGCTTGGTCTTGATTGTAGAGTTTTATCACCAAACAGCAATGTTCCTTGTCCTGGGAATGTTACTACAGGATTTACACCCTTCTTGTAAAGAGTATCTCTATCATTCTTTGATGGAGACCAAGCCAATTTAACTACGTTCTTAATTACACCGCGATTATATCCCGCAGGAGAGAACCAAGGATCCGCAATATAGTCTGTTC